CAGCCTCTAAAAGAGGTCTGCCTTTTTGAAATAAAATTTTGTCTAGGTTTAACTCAGTTTTGATAAATTTATCTAACTCGACGGCATATTCTAATCGCCTTGGTCGTAGTTTTATAATACCTGCTCTTATAATAGACGCACATAATCTATCTTTATTATTTTGTGCTTTGTCTGGTATAAGACCGGGACCTCCAAGCCATTTAGGCATGTCCCAGGGAATATTTGGAAACTTTTCCAAAACCTCTAAATTCCGTCTAATAAACATAGACGAAGCCATTTCCCAACAATCCGATGCACAGGTTTCAAAAAGTTCTCGATGCAAAGTACCTAAGTCATTATAACTTAGATTCTCTCGAGAGCCCACTTTAGGTTGCCCATACACGAGTCCCATATTTACATGTTTGACTCTGCTCCATAATGTAGTTTCCTTGTTATAATAATAAGTACAAGAATTAATAACTGCAAAACATGGATCGCACGTAATATCAGAAGTGTAGGATTTACCTACTGAAGGTGTTAAACCCCCAAAGCCAGCCACTGCTGTCCAAACTTCTGTAATTGATTGTCGTCTTTCAGGTGGATCTTCTTCATTAATGGAGGGGCTTATAAATGCCTTATTTCCTCTGAATAAACAATCGTCACCATTGACTAGTAAAGGGAGCGGATTATACGTATATTTTCCTTTTCTTGCTCCAGTTAGTCCAACCAAATACCGATTTTTACGGTATGTGGACTCATTTACTACGGAATACACTTGTCTAGTGTTGATCTCCATCGCTAATCTACAGAGAACTGCGTTAGCCATACATAGTATAGGAAATGAAGTTACACTTCCCATAAGTTGTCCCTCCTTTTGAGGCAACTCATTTCCATCTTCATCGGTGAAAATATGCTTTGTTAAAGACCTAATAAAATACTCTTCAAGGTCGGGAGGTATGTAGGAACCATTTTCCTTCATAATATCTACAAGACAACTAGCTAAACATTCTGAAATCCACGAGTGTAGATTATCAGTCGAAGCTTTATAGTCGCCAGAATTTATTTCTTCATTAGGAAGCATATCCTTAAGTAATAAATTAATATCATCATCCGTTACGGGACGACTAATCAATTCAAACACTGGATGTTGTTTAAGTGTTCTCCACATGTACTTTTGCAAAGGAT